GGATATTTTAGCTGATGTATTACGTATGCAAGCAATTCGCAGGGCTGAGGAAGATTTAGAACAGGTGACAACATGAATTTAAACGTAACTATTGAAGACTTACAACAATATAAAATCTTCGTTGGAACACCAATGTATGGCGGACAATGCGCAGGCTTATTCACAAAGGCTTGTAACGATCTTGCTATGCTTTGCACTGCCAACAAAATTCCAATTAAGTTTTATTATCTTTTTAATGAAAGTTTGGTACAGAGAGCTCGTAACTATATTGTTGATGAATTCCTACGCTCGGACTCAACGCATTTAATGTTTATTGATTCAGACATTGGTTTCAATCCGAGAGATGTTATTTCACTTATGGCAATATATCACTCAGATCCTGATAAGTATGATATTTTGACTGGACCTTATCCTAAAAAGACTATTGCATGGGAAAAAGTTCAAATGGCGGCAAAGGCAGGTAAAGGCGATGAAAATCCTTTTGAGCTCAATGAATTCACTGGAGACTTTGTATTCAACCCAGTAGGTGGAGTAACTAGTTTTAAAATGGATGAACCACTTGAAGTTGGTGAAGCAGGTACAGGATTTATGTTAATCCCTCGTAAAGTATTTGAAGATTATCGAGCTGCATACCCTGAATTGTCATATAAGCCAGACCACGCAAGAACTGAAAACTTTGATGGTGAACGTAATATCACTGCATTCTTTGATTGTATCATTGACCCAAAGACAAGACGCTATTTGTCTGAAGATTACTTCTTTTGTCAAAAGGCAAGAGAAATACAAAAGCGAGTTTGGATGTGTCCATGGATGAGAATGACTCACGTAGGATCATATATGTTTAATGGTAATATGTCAGCGCTTGGGTCACTCGGCGCATCGCCAACGGCCAACAAAACAAGTAATGCAAAGAATTACAAAAAACCATTGACAAAATCCAAAAAACGTAGTAAAATTAACAAATGATGATTAACCTAGGAGCTATATAATGAAATTTTCTGAACGCACTCTTACTATTCTTAAGAGTTTCTCTACTATCAACAAATCAATCCTAATGAAGCAAGGTAATACACTTCGTACTATTACGCCTGAAAAAACATTGATTGCATCTGCGACAATCCCAGATCAATTTCCGTCTGAAGCATGTATTTACGATTTATCAAGATTTTTATCAATTTTGTCACTCCACACTGCACCAGACGTAGAGTTTCATGATAAATACTTTGTAATCACAGAAGGTAAACAACGTACCCGTTACGCGTTTGCCGACGTCTCCATGATACATGCAGCGCCTGAAAAAACCATAGAATTGCCTTCGGCTGATGTGGTTGTTGATGTATCTTGGAATGATTTGCAATCTGTTCAAAAAGCGGCAGGTGTTCTTCAGTTTAATGAAGTTGCATTTGTTGGTCAGGATGGAAAGTGTTACTTAAAGGCCATCGACAGTTCGTCTGCGGCAGCGGATGACTACGGTGTAGAAATTGGCAATACTGCCGATGAGTTTAAGATTATTATCAAAACTGATAATTTGAAACTCTTACCTCAAGATTACAGAGTTACGCTGTCAAGTAAAGGTATCTCTGAATTTAAAGGTGAAGACGTCACGTATTTCGTGGCTATTGATACAAAGTCGACTTATAAGAAAGGATCCTAATCATGGATGAAAACCAACCCCAAGAAAACCCAGGTGGTATTAACCTGCAAGATATGGCAACTGTAGTTCAAATCATTGACATTGCCTCACGCCGTGGTGCTTTTGAAGGCCGCGAACTTCAAGGCGTTGGAATGCTACGGAATAAAATTGAAGCATTCTTGCAAGCACAAACGCGACAGCCAGAAGGCAATATGCCTATGGAGGCGATGGCCGACGTCCCGCAAGACGCTGAGCTTGCAGACAAAGTTGTAAGCTAATGGTTCAACGAACGCGGGCAATCGTTGTAAAACAAACCCGCACTTTATTTTATATTATGGAGACAATATGTCTATTGATGCTAAACCAAATGAAGTGCTCTGGGTTGAGCGCTATCGGCCGCAACTGATTGCGGATACTATTCTCCCTGAAAAAACTAAATCAATGTTCACGAAGTTTGTTACTGATAACAGTGTACCAAACTTACTGCTGACTGGTGGTCCAGGTGTTGGCAAGACTACTATCGCAAAAGCAATGCTTGAAGAACTAGGTTGTGATTATATCGTAAAGAACGGCTCGTTAAACGTTAACATTGATACTCTTCGCTATGACATATCAACATATGCGTCGGCTGTATCATTGCAAGGTGGTCGTAAGTATGTAATCTTTGACGAAGCTGATTACCTTAATGCCGCAAATGTTCAACCAGCGTTGCGTAATTTTATTGAAGAATATTCTTCCAACTGTGGTTTTATCTTTACTTGTAATTTTAAGAATAGAATTATTCAACCGTTGCGGTCTCGGTTATCTGAAGTTGATTTTACTATTGAAACAACAGATCGCCCTAAACTTGCGTTGCAATTTATGAAACGTGTAGAAACAATTCTTGACACAGAAGCAGTTGATTACGATAAGAATGTTGTTGCCAAAGTTATTCAAAAACATTTTCCTGATTTCCGTAGAGTACTTACTGAGCTACAATCGTATGCAGCTTCAGGTAAGATTGATGAAGGTATCTTTGTTAATCTAAAGCAAGAGTCTATGGATGAATTGTTTCGTTTGTTAAAAGCAAAAGACTTTACCAATATGCGCAAGTGGGTTGCAAAGAATAGCGATCAAGATATGAATGAAATGTTTCGTCGTATTTACGATATGGCAACTGATAAAGTTCTAATGAAATCGTTACCTGGATTTGTTGTAACTCTTGCGGATTATATGTACAAAGCAAACTTCGTTGCAGATCTCGAAGTTAACATGGTTGCATTCCTAACCGAAGTAATGATTGAAGCTGAATACAAATGAGTAAGTGGATCAAAAAACTAATGGGATTGCATCAATGCTTTGAATGCAAACAGTATATTGATAAGAAAGACATATACGATGTAAACCTTGATACACTCGAAGGTCCGTGGAATTTTAAATTGTGTGGAGTTTGTGCTAAAGATTTTGATGATATGATGAAAGAATTGGAGGAAGTAATTGGCGAAAGAGATAACACCATTTGATTTTATGAATGCCGTGTCCTTTACAAAAGAGGATCTTATCGGTAAACATGATAACCCAGATCAAGCTGAAAGACTATATGTTCCTTATATGGTAAACCGTGGCTTTGCAAACTTTGAAGATACTATCCTGCATGCAAACGAATTAAATCAGCGCGCTCATTTATTTGATCGTGCCCAATTTGATTATTACCGTGGTGCATTACGTAAACGCAAACGGTTTTCAAAGTGGCCAAAAGCTGATAAAAACATAGACTTAGACGCCATTCAGGAAGTGTATCAATGCAATAGAACCATAGCAAAGCTTTACCTTAAGGCGTTATCAGCTGAAGATTTAAAGACTATCCATACGAAGCTAGAAACAGGCGGCGTTGGTACTAAATCAAAGAAATGATAAATATTCAGAATCGCAACTGAGCGTTCAGTGATAATAATAATAAAAAGGTGCTGTCGGTTATGCAATCTGAAGAAAACATTTTTAAGGGTGTTGGTATTGAGGTTTCCCTCCCAACTCAAGATAGTTTTTTAAAAATCAAAGAAACTCTCACCCGCATTGGTATCTCATCCCGCAAAGAGAAAAAGCTGTATCAGTCTTGCCATATATTACATAAGCAAGGTCGTTATTCAATTTTACACTTTAAAGAACTTTTTATCTTAGATGGTAAAAAAGACACGTTTGCTGATGAAGATAAAGCAAGGCGTAACACTATTGTTAACCTGCTTGAAGAATGGGGATTAGTTAACGTTATTGATACTGATAACGCTCAAGACCCAATTGCTCCATTAAACCAAATCAAGATCCTATCTCATAAAGAGAAAGGTAATTGGATATTAGAGGCAAAGTATAATATAGGAAAAAAATAAATTATGAATGTATATAAAGTGAATGAAAAAGCTGAGTTGCCAGCATACGCAACAGAAGGTTCAGCTTGTTTTGATATTAAAGGTTGCTTTCAAAATGGTGATAAACTTTTAGCCTATAACAATTGGAACAAACAAACCCACGTTGCCGTCAAAGGTGTTGGCAAAGTTAGAGACGCGTTTCAAATCCCACCTGACACAAGAGTATTAGTACCAACAGGATTAGTGTTTGACATTCCTGAAAACCATGTAATGAAAATGTACGTGCGTTCAGGTGTTGCGCTAAAAAAAGGATTGACATTAGCGAATAATGTTGGTATAATAGATTCAGACTACGTAGAACAAACTTTCATTATGATGACTAATTTAACAGACAGTCTTGTTATGATTGAAAACGGTGAAAGGCTAGCACAGTGTATCATCGAAAAGACTACAAAAATTGAAATCAATGAAACTGCTGAGCCGATCGTATCTAAGACAGACCGTGATGGAGGTTTTGGTAGTACAGGAGATTAAAATGATTAAATACATTACTCTTACTCTAGGACTACTTGTAGCAAGCTTTGCTACTGCACAAGAACAAGGAAATAATGTACGCTTACCATGTGGATCATTTCAAGAAGCTGGTGGCGTTCTTCAAGCAACAGGTCAAGACGGACTTTGGAAAGGCCGCGGTACTTTATTTAATAGTACTGGCGAAAGGCAAACCCCTGAGGTAGTATTTCACGTTAATCAAGATACTGGAGCCTGGAGCTTAGTAGCATTATATCCAGACCAAACAGCTTGTTTAGTAATGGCAGGATGGAACTTTGAGCCGTGGACACATTCCGTAACAAAGCAAACCCCAAAAATTCAAGAAAAGTCTCCATAGCATTCCTACCGGTAAAAAAATACACATTATATGTAATCAAAGATCAGGAAGCACCTGGTATCAGCAAGTGCTTTCTCCTTATAAAATAAATGTAAACTCTATAGAATTTGAGCCATTTAATTATAGAGGTATTTTAAATAAGTTTAAGCCAAGCCTTGAATACACCATGGATTACTTACACAAGCAAGAAGTATGCGTTATTAAAAACCAATTTAATCGTTTGCTTGAATTTGACGAATTTGGTAAATACACGTTTGATGATTTAACAAATATTCCAGGATTTGAAAGAGTAATACTTTTACGTAGGAATGAGTTTGAACAGTGTGTTAGTTATGCTTTAGCAATGCAAACTGGAGAATGGCAAAATACAACAAACAAAGATCCTATAGTCATAACAGATAAAGTTTGGGAATACTCTAAAGAGTTTATAACCACTCGCAATGCCAAACTTTATTATTGGGCAAAAAGCAACAACGATAGAATAGTTTGGTATGAAGATGTAAAAACGCTTAAGACAACGGATAGAGCATTAAATCCTAGTAAGCATCTTGTTATAAAAAATATAGATGAATTAGCAAAAGATTACATTTCATAAAAAAATAAAAAAAATCACTATAACTATTGACATTGAAGTAAAAAGTATTATATATAGATAGTAGGCGCTCAAAAGAGGTCTATTACAAAACAACTCGCTTATTTAAGGAGAACAAAAATGACTAGAACTAAATTTAATGCTGCGGCTCTAAACGATCCATTGTTTATTGGATTTGACAGAATGTTAGACAGAATGAATGCTGTTAATAATACAACGCAACGTAACACATCAAATTATCCACCATATAATATCGTAAAAGTAGATGAAGATAACTTTAACATCGAGCTAGCATTAGCTGGATTTACAGATAAAGATATTGACATTACGTTAAAAGACGGCATATTATATGTTGAAGGAAACCAAGGCGATAACGATGAAAAAACTTATTTGCATCGTGGATTATCGGCTCGCTCTTTTCGTAGATCTTTTACAATAGCTGACACCATTGTCGTTAATGGCGCAGATTTTGTAAACGGCATTTTAACTATTTCGCTAGAAAATGTAATTCCTGAAGAAAAGAAGCCTCGTAAGATTCCAATCCATGATGGGAATCAAAAAGCTGAAATGCTTAACGGATAAAACATTAATTTGCTATTGACAATACAGGTAAACTGTATTATATTGATTCTATAACGAGTGGTCAAACCCTATCTTGGGTTTGACTTTAAACACACCACACGGAGAGTAATATGAAGAATGTAAAACCCATTGGATGGGTAACTACGATAACTGAATTGGTAAATGTACCACGCGAAATGTGGGATACCATTATGACAGTTGAAAAATCCCCCTTACGAAATTTAGACCCTATGGTAGGACACATGATCTTTCAGTGCCTATTCTTTATTTGGTCTGGCATCTTTGCCCTAATGGTAGGAAGCTATCTTGCTTTTGGTATTAGCGCTGCGTTTCACCTGTTACTCGTAAGTGGTGTCACTATTACAGTTATAACATTCCGCCAAGCAGAACGCAATCCTGAGTCACTAAACCATTTGCTAAAGTCTGGTCGTAAATATGATGGCCGGGCGAACGGTGGCGAGCATGAGTGATAAAACATACTACTGCACTACAAAAGGATTGGGTTGGGCATTCTTGATTATTGTGCTTATGCTGACGGCGTTGCCTGTGTTAATGACATTAGCTATGGTTGGCGTTGAAGACTATGCACGTTATTGTAATATGGCAATTCATTTGCCTTGCTTTGGAATTGGAAATTGATAATGAGTACTAATAAAGAAAGGCACATTCCTTTAGAGGAGCATGAATTTGCTGGATGGGGAAGCTAATGCATATCATTAGAAAAAAAGATGGCGAAATTATTGCTATAGCATCACGTTTAGAAGATGCTATAGGTATAGCGGACGCCGCCCGAGTTGACAAAGAAGACTATATCGTTCAAGAGTCAACTGACCAACAAGAGCTTGCTGAAGTTTATCGCTCTTATTATGGGACAAGATCGCTATGACAGATGATGAAGTTAGAGCATCGGCGCAAAAGGAAGCTGAAAAAACCTTTGATGGTTTTATATTATGGTCTAAAAGAACTACCTATGCTTCAATCGCGTTCTTATTGATTGTGGCATCATGTAACTTTGGGGTAGAGGACGACACCTATCCTGCCTATAACGGCGAACAATATAATCCGTCCAATCTGAATGTAAAGAAATAAAGATAGGAAAACATATGAAAAATTTAATTACTGCTAGCGTAATGGCACTCTTCGCAACGACGGCATACGCTGAAGATATGACTGTTGAAATGTTGAATAAACGTGACGATGGTGCTAAAATGGTTTATAGCGAAGACATCGCGCGGATTGACGTTGGTGATACAATTACTTGGGTACCAACATCCAAAGGACATAACGTAGAGTTTATCGCTGGCCCTGATGGCTGGAAAGCACCAAAGAAATCAAAACTAAATAAAGAAGTGGCTATTACATTTGACGCACCAGGTGTTTATTTGTATCAGTGTACACCACACAAGTCTATGGGTATGATTGCTATTGTAGTCGTTGGTAAACCAGAAGAAGTAAAAGATCGTTTCAAAGATGCCAAAGTACGTGGCAAGTCAAAGAAAAAACTCAAGGAGCTATTGGCTGATCTGTAATGAAAAGTTTAGTTAATAAAATACCAGAATTTTGCATGAGCCATTGGTTACTTCGTATTCCATTGGCCATCGTATTCCTTCAACAGGGCCTTGATAAATGGCCCGTTGATGCAGGCACAGCAGAGTCCTTTGCACTCCCG